CTGCAATGCGACGGGAAGGGTTCTCACGCCACGCGATCCTTCATCAGGTGCTGCTCGGTCCACCACAGATCCGAGTGCTCGGCCCGTTCGTAGCCCGGCATGAACGGCATGCCGAGCGTGTAGTGCGCGAGCTGAACGCCCGCCGGCTTCGGCTGCACGCCGACCAGCCAGTTCCAGGTGTTCGGCAGCTCGCCGACTTCGGCGTCCGTGAGCCAGCAGAACTGGTGCAGGTCGCGGCCCGGCACGGAGTTCAGCATCTTGAGCGTCAAGCCCTGGTTCGACGGGTGGTCGCAGTTGAACAGCATCACGCTCGACCAGTTCTTGCGCCGGTAGCGGGTCTGCTCGCAGCCGTCCATCTTCGTGCCCTCGTCGCCGGCGTGCTCGTGCTTGACGCACATCACGGCGTACTTCGGGTCGGCCAGGGCGAACAGGCGCGCGACGTCGCCGAGGAACAGCATGTCGCAGTCGATGAACAACGCCCAGCCGGTCTGCGCGAGGATCGGCGTCAGGAATCGGCTGTTCGAGAACTCCGTCGAGCAGGGCGCGTCCGAGAGCACGTCCCACAATGAATGCCGGTGGATCCGGTAAGGCCGCTGCGACAGCCCGCAGGCCTGCAGCTTGTCGAGTTTGAGTGGCGTCACGACGACGGGCCGCGAGGCGTGCCGGCGCAGCGAGAACTCCGCGACCTTGTAAGCCTCCTCCTCGCGCGGGTCGTAGCCGATGTAGACCTTCAGCGCGGTCATGAGTACGCGACGCACTGCTCGCAGACGGTGCCGGTCACGTCGCGGCGCAGGTGCGCGGCGCGGATCGTCTGGAACTCCGGCGAGTTCCACGCCTCCATGAACGACTGGCGGGTCAGGTCGCCGACCTGGAACCGGCCGTCGCTGTCGAAGCAGCACAGGCTCAAGCCGCCGTCTGCCCGCACATGTCCCTCGGTGAACGCCGACCAGCAGGGCAGCGGCTCGCGCATCGCCTCGAGGCGGCCCTGGTTGCCGGCGGTCGGCCGGTAGCCGAGCTCGGCCTCGCGCTGCACCGCGATCGCGCCCATCGAGTAGAGCGGGAGCCAGTAGTGCTGATCCACGAACGGCAGGACGTGCTCGTCGAGCAGAGCCTCCATCTTGGCCTGCTGCTCGCCGTCGTAGCGAATCGAGGAGGCATAGAGCCGTGTGCCATACCCGCCGGCGTTGCGGATGTCCCACGCGGCCTTGACGTTGGCGAGCGCCTTGCGCCAGTACTTCGGCGACACGGCCATGACCTCGCGGAACTGCTTCTCGTCGGCCGCGTTCATCGACCACTTGAGCGAATCGAGCCCGTGCTGCATCAGCGGCTCGACGTGCTCGGGTGTCGAGAGGCTGGCGTTCGAGGTCAGGAATACATACGGGAACTGCAGCTCGCCCTTGACCCACTTCAGCGCCTCGAGCAGCAGCTCGGGCGCCATGAAGGACTCGCCCAGGTAGAAGAGCCCGATCTCCTCGACACCCGCCTCGCGCATCTCGGTCGTGACGCGGCGGAACAGGTCGAGATCCATATCGCCGTGAGGCTGCACTTCCCGGGTGCGCAGCGCACAGAAACCGCATCTGTAATTGCAGCGGCCCGTGAGCTCGATCTTGACGGAGCGCGGCGCCGGCGGAGCGGCGAACCGGTGCGTCTCCGGGATCTTCGTGATTGCGTCGATGCGCTCGGTAATGCTCATGGCCACACCAGGAAGTAATCGCCACCGTGACAGCCCACGGACACCATGCCGAGCTTCTCGAGCCAGCGCAGCGCGCCGTTCGGCTTCAGCCCGAGCCGGCCGTCCTCGCCCTTCTGCTCGACGACCATGACCGGCCGGCACCGCTTCAGCGTCTCGATTGCGCCCTCGACCACGGCGAGCTCGTGGCCCTCGACGTCGATCTTGATCAGGTCGACATCGACGAACCCGAACGAGTCGAGCGTGTTCATCGGCACGTCGCCCGCGCCACTGACCTGCGTGTGCCCGCTGTGGCCGTCGTAGAGCTTCAGGCCGACGGATGCCTCCGCCTTGCCGAGCGCCACCTGGCGCAGGTGCGCATTCTTCGCGGTGACGTTCCAGCGCCACAGGTCCGCCACGATCGGGTTCGGCTCGAACGCCATGACGAACTGGAACGCCTTCACGAGCTCCTTCGACCACAGCCCGACGTGTGCGCCGATGTCGACACAGCGCCGGCGCCGCTCCGGCGGCAGCATGCCGAGCGCCCGCTCGATCTTGTGGTACTGGTAGGTCAGCTGGCCGTCGACCTCGCGCCGCTGGTGCACCTCCATCATCTCGACGAGGTGCTTCTCGTTGGCCGGCAGCCAGACGCCGCCTACGAGCTGGGCATTCGGAGGACCGATGCCACTGCCGTCCGAACAGACTCCGGCGTGATTCGTGACCACGCGCGCTGGCAAGCTGGGTGCCTGATTCTCCATCCAAGTGCCTCGGGGTCGTCGACCGCCAGGTTGTTGTGTGTCTCGTAGCCGGTGGTCGCCGGCCGCAGGTAACCGCCGAACAACACGACGACCCGCCGGCCGAGGGCCGCGGCGACGTGGTGCAGCGCACCCTCGGGCAGCACGGCCGTGGCGCAGCCGGCCATCAGGTTGCAGGCGTCGGCGAAGTCGCGTGTCTCGAGCCGGATGACGCCGGCGAGCCACTTCGTGCCCGGGTTGCCGAGTTGGGCCCAGGGCACGTCGGGATAGCAGCGCACGAGCTCCTGCCAGCGGCCCCACTGCTTGTTCGGGCTCGCCGTGGCCTTGATGTGCGGCTCGACCAGGACCAGCCCTTCGGCCCGCGGGTCCGGGCGCACGTCGAACAGCTCGCCGGGACTCGCGCGCCAGGTGGTGAACGCCCAGCGGTCCTTCGTGGTCCGCTTGTAGTCGATGTAGGGTCGGCAGGCCGGTCCGTTCGTCAGCCCCGGGAACTCGCCCGGCTCACCCGGCCGCGCGATGTAGCTCGCCCGTTCCCAGAGCGGGTGCCAGCGGCGCCGGCCCGTCTTGTCCAGGATCGCCACCTTCTGCCTGGCTGCCTTCGCCTGGCCGATCGCCAGGACCTCGTCCCCGATTCCCACTCAGACGCTCCCAGGCCTCGCCAGAGCGCATCTCGGCCAAGGTCCATTGATGGCCCGCGATGCGGGCGAATAGCTCCCTGCGCTCGTCCTGCGTCGGGCGGTAAGGGTTTTCGATCCGGTGCCATGGCGTCGCCAGGCGCGCGGCACAGAAGGTCGGCTCGGTGACGATCACCGGCACGCCGGCGGCCAGGGCGTCGAGCGCCACGGCCGACGAGTGCGTCACCACGATCCAGGCATTGGCCAGCGCCTGTCCGATGGACGGCTGGCGACGCATGCGGCCAATTGGCTTGTGCCGCATCACGATCGGGCGCCGGGTGACGGCGCGCAGCTGGCCCTGCAGCCGGTTCACGTACTGCTGCTGGCTCATGCCCGCCCAGCGGGCGTAGAACTCGGGCGACTGCAGCGCGACCAGGACGTGCCGGCCGCCGCTCCTCGCCGGCGCGAACTGCACGCCAAGCCGGTCGAGGCGCGCATAGTCCGGCTCGCCGGTCCCGTCGCACCATAGCCGCCGGTGGCTGATCCGGTGGTACTCCATGCGCCGCCAGTAGGCGTGGTCGACCTCGTACCAGTCCGTGACCACCGGCGAGCGCATGACCGCGCGCTGGTTGTCGGCCATGCCGGAGACGATTGCGATGCCGGGTCTAGGCTGCCAGTCGAACACGACCTGCCCGCCCGTGCCCTCAGCCAGTGCGCTGCAGAGATCCTTGCTGTACTGCTTCCTGTGATCCGCGTAGCAGGTGACGGAAGGCGTATCCAGAGCCGATCTCCTCGACGGACCACATCGCCCAGGCGAGCCGGGTCAGGAACTCGCCGCGGTCGCCCCGGAAGGGCTCGCCGAGGACCTTTCCGAACGGCCGGGCGGCCGGTGCGCCGATCCACTGCGGCAGGCCGTGATAGACCGGCACGCCGTAGAGCAGCGCCTTGATCGCCGCCCCGCTCCCCCAGGTGACCGCGAAGGCAGCTCCGTTGAGGTGCTCGTACAGCGACTCGTTCTCCTGGTGCCGGCCGGGATGACCCCGCACGACCACCCGATGCCCCATCCGCTCGAGCAGCTGCGCGGCCTTTTGGTGCCAGCCCGACGGCTGCGCCACCAGCGGCGAGCCGATGCCGCGCTGCGCGAAGACGAGCGCGTAGCCGTCCTGGTTGCGCCAGGGCCACCAGTCGGGCTCGAAGATCTCCGCCCGTTCGGCCCCGCCGACCGGCCAGCGGCCGACGCCGTTGTGCTGGTTGAGTGCCAGCGCGTACCAGGCTTTCCCGCGCCAGTCGCGGCCGAGGTAGCCATTCTCAGCGACGACGACGGTCGCGCCGGCCGCCTCGTAGCGCTTGGCGAGCTGGTCGGTCGCGCCGTAGCGGCACCAGACCAGTGCCAGGTCGCCGGGCTGGGGCTTCGCGAGCTCAGGCCCCAGCTGGTAGCCGCAGCTGCGGAGGCCGTCGCAGAAAGCGTCCCGCCGGTACAGCGGCGCCTCACGGACGGCGACGTAGGCCCTCACCGCCGATTCTGTTGGTTGTCCAGCAGCGTCTCGATCCGATCGAGGCGCTTGACGATGTCCTGCTTCAGCTCCCCCTGGTAACGCTCCATCTGGGTCGCGCGCATCTCGAGGGTGCTTAACCGCGAGGCAGCCTGCAGCTCCTCGAGCTGCTGCATGCGGCGGTCCATCGTGTCGAACCGCTCCATCATCTGGCCGGTGCTGAAGACCAGCGACAGCACTAGGGCGCCGTCGACGATCAGGGAACCGAGCGGCACCCTGAAGCGCGCAATATTTTCTGGACTCATCATCACCTCCAAGACAGATGGCTAATCCGCAGAGACGCGGATTTCTTTGAGCGAGAACGAGACAGCCTGCTGGCGGTGACTGATGATCTCGACTGGGAAGGAACCGTCGAAGCGCATCGGCAGATCGAATTCGCCGCCCCAGGTCAAAGTCCCGGCGGGCGTGAACAACAGCGAGACGCGCCCGGTCGTATAGTCGACCGTGTATTCGCTGGTTTCGGTCTTGAGCGTGCCGTTGTCGGCGATGAGGATCGTGCCGCTCACCGGCTTGAAGATCGGCCGATCCTGTGACAGCGCGCCGTAGGTGTAGCGCTTGACGAGCTGGTACTCGGCGGGGCTCGCTCCGACCACGGCGAGCAGCGGGGCATCCGTCGAGGCGGCAGTATCGCCGACGTCGCACGACTTGAAGTCGGTGTAGTCCTTGACCCGGAACCCGTACGCCTGGCCGCCGACCGCGTGATAGAAGCGCAGAAGCTCCTGCACGGCCGGGTCGCCGCCCTCGCTCGGGCCCACGGTGAGCGTGATGCGCGTGAGCGGGTACGCCCAGTTGCGGTTGCGCCGCTCGACACCACTCGCCCGCTCGATCGTGGTGACCGAGTACATGGGCTCGGAGACGAACCCGTAGCGCGGACAGCCCGGGAAGCGCGGTGTTTCGAGGAAGGACATCAGTTATTCCGGACGTTGGCGCGGGAAGCACCGCGCGCCGCGGCCGCCGCGATCTGCTGTTCCGTGGCCCGCGAGACGGTGCCGTTCGGTGCGTTGATCGTGAAGTTGTTCTGGACGGTCATGCCCGACGAGCGCATGCCGAGCGTCGGGCTGCGGATCGGCGAAGGCATCGCGGCCACGAGTCCGCCCTCGGCGAACCCGGGCATCGCGTGCAGCGCCTGCATGCCGACGCGGTTGAACGCCTCTAGGAAGCCGATCGCGCCAGGCTGGCGGGTCACTTCCGAGCGCGTCACGAACTCGCCGGCGTGCACGATGCCGGCGGGCTCGTACTTGCCGCCGTCGCCGGTGTAGCCGCCACTCGCCAGGCCGATCGACGAGAAGTCGAAGCCGTTGATCGTGCCGATACTGGCGCTGGCTGCGGACCCGCCACCGAACAGTCCGCCCAAGACGCCGGCCGCCTTGCCGAGCCAACCGCCCCCGGAACTCACGCCACCGGTGCCGAAGATCTTGCCGGCGATGTCAGCCGCGATGGCCTCGGCCGCCATGCGCTGCAGCATCTTCGCGAACGAGTCGACGAGTCCTTCGATGCCACTCTCGAACGGATCGAAGATGAAGTCCGACAGGATCCCCTGCACGCTGCGGCTGGCCTCCTCAAAGAACACGCTGAGCTGCTCCTGCTCTTTCTCCGGGAAGATGAGCGCGGCGGTGATGGGTTTCGC